CTGATACCATTCAGTTGGATCATGATCGGTCTTGCTTGTATTGCAGCGATGACAAGCCGGCACAAGGTTTGTCAATACATGCGGGCCGCCCTTGGATCGAGGAATGAAGTGATCAACGACGATGCGATCAGCGCTACCGCAGTAACAGCAGTTGCCATCGAATGCTGCGAACTGCTGGCGCAGTGCGCCTTGACGCAAGCGCACGGTGTGATTCTGTCTATTCCTAGCTTTCTTCTCAGAGTTGCGCTGACGCTCGTAATACCTAAAATCTGGATTAACCATATACTTCCATCGCCATATCTCAACCGACCAGTTGCGCTTATGAGCAAGCTCAGCGACTGGATCTTCTTTCCAATATCTGCGCTGCTCAAGGTATACCAGCTTTGCGACTGATAAGGGTTGAGTGGCATTGCGCAACCAGCGCTGCAATGGCAGCGTTTCCTGTATTTGCTGAACGGTTGCCCCATTGGCTAACAGCTCTGCAACTGCCTTCCCATCGCGATTGGAGAATCCATTGTCTTCCAGGAATCGATGGGGCAACCCATACTTAGACCTTGACTCCCTGCCGTGCAGAGCGCGCCGACTGGCCATATATGCAGCCTGCTTGGCGTTGAATCCTTCTATGTCCGCCGCTCGCCGCTTGGCTTGGCGGTCTAGTGCGTCAATGCGCGAACACAGCACGCAGTTTTTGTTGTTCTGTAATCTCAAGGTTTGACCTTGTTCCCAGTCGTGCCCGCGCTTGCAAAGGGCTCCGAGGTAAAAGGTTTCAGGGTTGAATGGCTCGCCCGGAAGGGGCAGCTCGTATGCTTTTGGCATCGCCTGTGCTGTCAGGTGGTCACGGCCTAGGCGGTTGCACCCGCGCTAGGCCACCATCTTACCGCGACGCGAACACCAATCGTTCAAAAATCGACGGAAACTTTTCACTAAACTTCTTGGCCAAAATGTCGCGCACTGGGAATTGTGGCTCGTATCGGGGCTGGCGCGTGATGTGGAAGATCGTGTGAAAGCCGCGCGCCATGCCGCCATTGCGCGGTCTTGGTCCCACACGTGCGTAGATACCACGCGGCAAGCCGCCAGGCGTACCGACGAAGAAATCAGACTCGCGTCGCTTGCGTTGCGAACGACGCGAGCCAGATACATTCTGCGTTGCGCCTTGCTCGCGCAGGCCGCCAATGCGGCTGAGGATGCGCACCATGGTGGGGCCTGGTACGTTGCCATACCTGTCCAGCTTGAGGGGGTAGACGCCGCCATTGGGCCTGGCCTCAGCCGGAACGATGTACTCCCCTGCCCTTAGGACGCCCTTGGCTTGCATTGCGGCTTCACTGCGCTTCTCGCTGCGCCTGCCACCGCCGACCATTGGCTGCAGGTATCGCGCAGCTGGTGTGCCCTTGACTGCAGTGTCTTTAAAGCCAAAGCGTGCCGACAGGTCGCCGGGCTTGGCCTTCTCCACAAACATGGAGTTAAGCGTCCACTTGGTTGGCTGATCGACGTATCGCGGCGTGACGTTCTTGAGATAGTCGCGTGCATCGTATGCAGCCAGCGTGATTGCTTTCGCTAAATCTTTATCTAAGTTCCCGCGCACGGCTGAAGTAAAACGAGCCAACTGATCCAGCTGGCTCGTATCAACATTGAGGCTGAGATTCACTCCCGCACCTGAACCGGCATGACCAGATAAGTCTGACCGATGACGACGGGCGAGGTTGAGGTGTTGGCTTGAATGGTGACCTCAGTGTCCGTGAAGCCCTTGAGGCCGTCCACCAGGTAGTGAACGTTGACGGCCAGCTGCGGCAGCTTGCCATCACATGCGACCGATTCAGCGCCGCTGCTGGTTTCGGATTCGGCGGTCACTTCAATGGCGCCGGCCTTGACGGCCAGTCGCACGATGTCATTAGGCGAGACGCACGCGATCCGCTCTAGCGCTGCGAGCAGCGCCTCACGGTTGCAGGTGGCCAGGGTCTTGAAGGTGGCAGGGATCAGCTGCTGCACTGATGGGTAGGTGCCATCCAAGGTGCGCGTGATCATGCGAGTCGCACCGTCCAGTTGGATTGCGACGTGGCCGCCGTCCACCGCAAAGGACGCAGGATTCCGCACCTGAGCCATAGCCCGAGCAGGGATTACTACATCCATGTCTGGCGCATTGCAGGTCAGCGTGCGCGATGCGAGACGGTGTCCATCGGTGGCTTCAATGCGCAGCTCCTTGCCATCGGAGATCAGATGTATGCCCGTGAGCACCTGTTTTGATTCATCAGTGCTCGCTGCCACCAGCACAGCAGCCAGAGGCGCCGCTAGGTCGATCACAGCGCCCTCAGCAGCCGCCACTGCAGGCAGGCCAGGGAAATCATCCGCAGGCGCCGCTGAGAGGCTGTAGGAGCCGCCTGCGGTGGCCAGTGCGACGCGATCACCGTCAAGGGTCAACGAGACCACGCTGGTGCCATCCAGCCGGCCTGTGATGTCCGCCAGCAGGCGATGCGGCACGACACAGGCGCCGGCAGTGTCAACCATGGCATCGATGGTGGACTGGATGCCGATCTGCAGGTCGTAGGCGGTTAGCTGCAGCTTGCCGCCAACGGCTGCCAGCAGGACGCCCGAGAGGATCGGATGGGTTTTGCCATTGCCGACAGCGCGGGCCACAGCACGTAGGGCGCGGCTGAGGTCGGATTGAGTGCAGGTGATCTTCATTGAGCAGCAGCTTCAGAAAGGGAACAAAGGATGCCATCACAGTCGGCTTGGAATGATGCCACCAGCTCCAGTGGGATGGGGTGGTCATCATCCTGCGCGTTGTCGCGGATGGCATCGGCATAGGCGCGCGCCAGTACCAGGGTGTCGTGGAGCCGGTTGATCACCGGCGATTGCTTGGCGGGAATGTCAATGGTGTCCATGGGTCAGCCTTGTGGCCAGTGCAACCCTAGTCCGCCGTGATCCATCCTGCAACAAACCTAACAGACCTAACGCATTCCTAACGGGCTCTGTTAGGCGCAAACCCCTTGCCACCACTGGGTTCTCTCCCTTACCTAACAGACCTAACAGAAAAAGGTATAGATACATATGAGAGAAGACCTTGCCTACTGGGTAGGGGGTACTACTCCTCTCTATAAGGGGGTCTTCCGAAAATCCGTTAGGACCGTTAGGTTCGTTAGGAATGAGTGGTGGACTGGGTTTTGGGCCTAACCAGCGCCTAACAGACCTAACAGCTCAATGCTCATTTGCACGGCACGGCTGGTTCCGCCGCCACCTTTGAACCAAACAGCGCCGGTCTTTACAGCACCTGGTAGGCGCGCCAGCACGATCGGCCAGCAGTTGCCCCATGCCGTATCGGAGAGCATGTGAGCGATGGCGTTAGCCGTGTTGCTGACGATCACGGAGCCATCCTCAGCCTTGATGCCATGACGTCCGAGCACGTTCTGCGCCTCGGTCGGGGTGACATGCGGATCACTGCCGCGGTGCAGGGCCAGCTCCACCAGCTCTGCGATGGTGCGCGTGACGGTGCGGTCACCTTCAACGCGAAGCTGATGCTGCAGGATCGTCTGCAGGCAGCGGCGCTCGTCTGGCACCTCCACGGCCTGGCTGTAGGCAGTCCAGTCGTTCTGCTCAATCAATGCCCATGCCTGCTCGCGGGTCACTGCCTCACGCGACTGCAGCGCCCACGCACCGGCCAGGAGGGTGCCGTACTGATCGCCAAGGCGCTGCGAGTCGAATGCTTCTGCCGCGGCCTTAACGAAGACCTTGACGGACTGGCGGATGGTGGGGATCAGCGCGATGGTGCGCGCGATCAGGCGTTGACCGACCTGCTCCGAGATGAAGCGATCCAGATCGCGATCCAATGCCTCCCAGTGTGCGATGCGCTCAGCCTTGGGTAGCTCGGCTGGGTTGCGGAGCGTGAGCTGCGCAAAGCGGGACTTGTCGGCGCCCTGCTTCAGCGCGGTGGCAATGCTGCTCATCAGAAACATGGAGCGGATGGTGTATCGCTGCGTGTCACCTTCTGGCGATCCCTTGAGGGTATGCGCGCGGCTCTCGCTGCTGGCGACACGCGCAAGGCCAAGCACCGCCTGCATTCGCTGCTGATCGTTGCGCTCATTGCTTTCGGCTTCATCGAACACCACCGGCAGCGCATCCGCGCGCAGGGCCTGCCGAATGCCGGGCTCGGTGGTGTTGCCTGCCACGATGAGACCCATGTCACCGAGCAGTGGGGTGACATAGCGGCCGAGCACCTCGGACTTGCCTGAGCCGGAGCCTGCGGTCAGCCAGGCATGTGGTCGCCAGTCGAGCGCGCCGCAGATGGGTGCAAGCGTGACCCAACCAGCCAGCAGCATCCCGGATGCTGGCACCTCCCATAGAAACCGCTCGGCAAGGTCCAGCACCTGGAAGGCCGCGGCGTCATCCAGTGGTTGCACGCCTGATGGGCCCTGCAGGCGGCTGAGGCGCTGGTAGACGTAGCTGCTGCCGGTGATGCCATCGGATACGGTGCGGCTGCTGCCATCGACGATCAGCTGATCACCGAGGTGCAGCACTGATCGCCCGCCGTCCCACCATGCACCGCGCCCGCGGATGCGATCGGGAGAGTAGACACCAGCCGCGGCCTGCTGGGTGAACATGCTGCTGGCGGCTGCAGTCCAGTTCACGCCTGTCTTGCTGGGATACAGCGTCTCCCAGTACGACAGCGGCGCCAGCGCGCAGAGGTTGGTGCCGGTGTGACTGCTGCGCGATAGGCGGCAGACCTGCCCGGTGCTGATCGGCTGGTAGTAGTAGCCATCACCATCGAAGCCAAGGCAGGCAAAGTGCTCACCCGCGGCTGGCAGCGGTTCGGGGTCTGGCTGCGCTGGCGGATCAGGCGACTCCGGCGCAGCGGTTGGCGCCTCGATCGGCGGTGAGCGGTGTGCCTTGAGGTAGGCAGCAGCTTCGGCTGGTGTCCATGTGGCATCAGCAAGATCCCAGCCATCAGCGGCGCCATCTGGTGTGGTGACGATCCGAACCTGCGCGACGCCGATCGACAGCAGGCGCCCTGCCAGCTTGACCATCGCTTGACGGCCAACATCATCAGCGTCGGGCCATAGGGTGCAGCGCCGCCCGGCTAGGGCTGTCCAGTCGGCCTTATCGATCGCTTTGCAGCCTGATGGCCAGGCGGCGACCGCAGCCGATGGGAACAGGCGTGCGGCAGCGTCGGCGGTCTTCTCACCTTCAACAATGAGCACCGGCGCATCAGCGGTCCGCCGCGCCCAGTACAGCGGCCGCGGCGCTGGCGGTGCCTTCCATCGCCAGCCAGTGCCGTCGTACCAGAGTGGTCGGATCTTCTTGCCGGGGAACCGGCAGACGATGAAGGTGCTGTTGTAATGCCATACCTGTTCAGCGCCGGCAGTCGGTGGCTCCGGGACTACCGATAGGTGCTGCTCAATGCGCTGGCACGCTTCGGCATACGGCCAGCCGGTGATGCGCGTGAGCAGGTCCATGCCATTGCCGCCACCGCCAGCGCCGTCCTTGCCCCCGCACTGGTTGCAGTACCACGAGCCGCTGCCGTCCTTGTCGTCGAAGCGGTAGCGATCACTGCCGCCGCAGCATGGGCAGGGCTGGTGGCGATCGGTCAGCTGATCCTCGGACAGCCCGCCCAGCGCCGCCAGCAGGTCCGGCCACTTGCCGCGGGTGAGGTCTTGGATGGTCATTGCTTAAGCGCCCGCTCCAGTAGCACGCGGATCGCTGTTGCCCGCGACATGGCATCACCACGCCAAGCATCCAGCCGCCGCAACAGCTCAGGCGTCAGTCGCACGGGTGTGGGATGGGCAAGACGCATCAGCTGGCGGTGGGGGCTTGCGGACTGTAGCCGCCGCTGCTACGGTCAGCCAGTCAGCTCAGCTGACACCACACCACACGACAAGACCAGAAATGGCAACCGCAACGACTGCAGTGGCGATCACTTCGCCTGACTTCCGGCGCTTGAGTCTGAACATCCGCGGCACGACGCCGCTGGTGATCAACCGCTTCAGCGCCAAGGCAATGGAGATCATGCGCCAGACGCAGGAGGCTGGCAGCACAGCCAAATCAAGAAAGACACGCGAGGCAAAGGACTTCGACGCGTTGTACGAAGGCGCTAAGCACGTGGCGGGAGATGGATGGGAGGGCATTCATGCCGCTGCATTTCGGAATGCCGCCATCAGCGCCTGCCGCGCATGTGGCTTCAAGATGACGCACGCCAAGCTGGCGTTCATGGTTGAGCATGATGGCTTCGACCGCGTTGACGGCGCGCCATTGGTCAGGCTGACCAGTGGCGAGGCCGAGCCATGGGTGGCGCCTACGCGCAATGCGACGGGCGTAGTTGACCTGCGCTGCCGGCCGATGTATCGGGATTGGGGCGCAACGCTAAGGATCCGGTACGACGCCGGGATGCTTACGGCTGAGGATGTCGTCAATCTGATGGCCCGCGTTGGGTTGCAGGTCGGCATTGGCGAAGGCCGACCTGATTCCAAGATGAGCGCCGGCCTTGGCTTCGGCCTGTTCGAGATCCTCTAAGCAATGCAACTCACGGCATCACATCGCATTGCAGGCAAGGCGAGGCCTGGCGCGGCGCGGCCTGGCCCGGCATGGCAGGCACCGCAAGGCGAGGCGGGGCGAGGCTGGGCACCGCAGGCAAGGCGAGGCCTCGCCAGGCCAGGCCTGGTCAGGCACCGCAGGCGCGGCGTGGCAAGGCACGGCCAGGCACGGCCAGGCGCGGCACCGCAGGCGTGCCGTGGCTGGGCTGGCAACGATAGCAACGGTTCGGCGTGGTCGGCAACGGCCACGCTTTCACTCACTCACTTTTTAACCATGGATCAGTACAAGTTCCGCAATGGCTGGCGTGTTGCTGGCGTTGATGCTCAGACGGTTGGCGATGAATTGCGCCGCATCTATGACGGCAATGGCGAATTGACCGCGCCATTGGTGGTTGATGAGGCCAGGCCTGATGATGCTCCATTGCATCCGGCCTTTGAATGGAATGATGAGATCGCGGCCGAATTGCACCGCGAACATCAGGCGCGAACGATGATCCGTTCGGTTGAGATCATCCGCAATGACGAAACGCATCCGAGCTTCGTGCATGTCAGCAGCGTTGGGAGTTACGTCCCAGGTGAGGTTATCGCCCAGGACGTTGATCTGTATGAAACTGCATGGCGCGATGCCGCTGATCGACTTGGACAGGCGCAACATGCCTTGCTGAAATTGCAGCAGCTGGCAGCCACTAGAAAGCCAACCGCATCGACCAAGATCAAGCGCGCATTGTCTCACGTGCAGAAAGCCCAAGAGGCCGTGGCATGAGCGATTACCAAGCATTTCTAGATTCCAAGTCCACCGCCTGCCCACCTGCGGGCTTTGACCCGCAGCAGTTCACGGCGCCGTTGTTCCCGTTTCAGCGGGACATCGTGACCATGGCCTGCCGCGTCGGCAGGTTCTGCATCTGGGCAGATTGCGGCATGGGCAAGACCGCCATGCAGCTGGAGTGGGCATCACAGGTCTGCCGCCATACCAAGGGCAATGTGCTGGTGCTGGCGCCGCTGGCAGTAGCGCATCAGACCGTGCGCGAGGGTGGCAAGTTCGGTATCTCGTGCGCTTTTGCGGCCACGCAAGCCGATGTCAAGCCAGGCATCACGATCACCAACTACGAGAAGCTGAGCCACTTCGACCCGCATGCCTTTGATGGTGTGGTCCTCGACGAAAGCAGCATTCTCAAGGCGTACACCGGCAAGATCCGCACTCAGATCATCGAGTCATTTAGCAGCACGCCTTACAGGTTGGCCTGTTCAGCAACGCCAGCGCCTAACGATCACATGGAGCTGGGCAATCATGCTGAGTTCATCGGTGTGATGACGCGCGCCGAGATGCTGGCCATGTTCTTCGTGCATGACGGCGGAGACACCAGCAAGTGGCGACTCAAGGGTCATGCGCAGTCCAAGTTCTGGGAGTGGGTCTGCAACTGGGCGGTGACCATCCGCAAGCCGTCTGATCTCGGTTACGAGGATGGTGATTTCATCCTGCCGGAGCTGCGCATTGCCGACTGCACGGTTGAGGCGCCGCGTGATGCGGTGGCCGATGATGCCGGCCAGATCCCACTGTTTGCCATGGAGGCGCGCACACTGAGCGACCAGCGCCAGGTGCGAAAGGCGTCGCTTCAGATGCGCGTTGACGCAGCCGCTGCACTGGCTAATGCCAGCACTGAGCAATGGCTGGTGTGGTGTGATCTCAACGATGAATCAAAGGCGCTCGCTGCCAGTATTGATGGGGCAGTTGAGGTGTGTGGTGCAGATTCTGACGACCACAAGCGCCGCGCTGCGATCGACTTTCAAGATGGCAAGATCCGCGTACTGGTCAGCAAGCCGAGCATCTTCGGATTTGGCTTGAACTTTCAAGGCTGCCACAATGTCGCATTTGTTGGCCTGTCACATAGCTACGAGGCGTTCTATCAAGCAATCCGTCGCTGCTGGCGATTTGGGCAGCAGCATCCTGTCAACGCGCACATCATCTACGACGTTGGCGAAGGTCGCGTGATCGAGAACATCCGCCGCAAGGAAGCGGACAGCATCCAAATGGCGGAGGCAATGGTACAAATCATGAAACAACAAACCATGGAACAACTCAAGAAGATCCAGCGCCAAGTGATGCCGCACATCACCGAGCACAAGACAGGCGACAACTGGCAGATGTATATGGGCGATTGCGTTGAGAGCATCAAGCAACTCGACAGCGACAGTATCCACTACAGCATCTTCAGCCCGCCGTTCGCGTCGCTTTATACGTACTCAAACAGCGACCGCGACATGGGCAACAGTCGCAACGATCAGGAGTTCTTTGATCACTTTGTCTACCTGGCCAAGGAGTTGCATCGCGTGATGATGCCCGGCAGACTGATCAGCTTCCATTGCATGAACCTGCCCAGCAGCAAAGAGCGCGATGGATTCATTGGCGTGAAAGACTTTCGCGGCGACATACTGCGCATCTTTCAAGCTGCTGGCTTCGTATTCCATTCCGAGGTCTGCATCTGGAAGGATCCGGTGACTGCCATGCAGCGCACCAAAGCGATCGGGCTGCTCCACAAACAGATCCGCAAGGACTCAGCCCTCAGCCGCCAGGGCATCCCTGACTATCTGGTAACGGTGCGCAAGCTTGGCGACAATCCTGAGCCGTGCGCCGGACCATTCACTGACTTCGCTGGCGAGGATCCACCAGCCAAGACTGGCGACGCAATTAAGGACAGCATCAATATCTGGCAGCGCTATGCCAGTCCGGTGTGGATGGACATCAACCCATCGGACACGCTGCAGTACCGCAGCGCTCGCGCCAATGAAGATGAGCGGCACATCTGCCCATTGCAGCTGGAGGTGATCCGCCGCGGCCTGCAGCTGTGGAGCAATCCGGGCGACGTGGTGCTGTCGCCGTTTGCTGGTATTGGCAGCGAGGGTTATGTCAGCCTGCAGATGGGGCGGCAGTTTGTCGGCTTCGAGCTGAAGCCCAGCTACTTCAACTGCGCAGTGAAGAACCTGACCGCAGTCGAATCGCATAAGCAGGGGGAGCTGGTGTGACCCTCCGCCCCTACCAGCAGCAGCTGGTGACTGACATCCGCTTGCAGTACCAGCTGGGCAAGCGCAGCGTGCTGGCGGTGCTGCCTACTGGCGGTGGCAAGACCGTGTGCTTTGCCTATATCGCCGATGCCGCAAGCCGCAAGGGCAACCGCGTGCTGATCCTTGTGCATCGCGCGGAGCTGCTGGACCAGGCCAGCCGCAGCCTGCCGATGCACCATGGCATCATCGCCGCCAATCGCGCCATGGACTTGAGCCATGCGGTGCAGGTGGCCAGCGTGCAAGCCGTGGCGCGGCGGCTACACCTGCTGCCGCGGGACATGTTCCAGCTGATCGTGGTGGACGAGGCCCACCACACCACAGCTGGCACATGGGCGCGGACGCTGGAGCACTTCAACACCGCCAAGCTGCTTGGGGTGACAGCAACGCCGATACGTGGTGATAGCCGCGGCCTCGGCGAGCATTACCAGGCCATGGTCGAAGGCCCCAGCGCGCAATGGCTGACCGACAACGGCTACCTGGCGGCTGCCCGGGTGCTGGCACCGCCGGGCTTCAGCGCTGCCGGGATGCGCAAGCGGATGGGTGACTTTGATCAGCGCGACGCGGAGCAGCAGGTGCGCGCGATTCATGGCGACTGCGTTAGCCACTACCGGCAGCACCTGGCAGGTCAGACCGCCATCGCGTTCTGCTGCAGCGTTGCCCATGCCGAGGCAGTGGCTGCGCTGTTCCTGCAGGCTGGCATCCCAGCCGCCAGCATCGACGGCAGCATGGATGCCGCCACGCGCCGCCAGCTGCTGAGCGACCTTGGCACCGGGCGGATCAAGGTGCTCACCAGCTGCGCGCTGATTGGCGAAGGCGTGGACGTGCCGAGCGTTGGGGGCTGCATCATGCTGCGCCCCACGGCCAGCGTGGGGCTGCACCTGCAGATGATCGGCCGGTGCCTGCGGCCATCCGGCAGCAAGGTGGCTGTGGTGCTCGACCATGTAGGCAACTGCCTGCGGCTGGGGCACCACCTGGAGCCGCGCGAGTGGACGCTGGAGGGGCTCAAGAAGCAAGACCGCGAGAAGGCGCCCAGCGTGAAGGTCTGCCCGAAGTGCTACGCCGCAATGGCCAGCCAGGCGCGGGTGTGCGGCGAGTGCGGCCATACGTTCGCCGCTGAGGTGCGCGAGCTGGAGCAGGTGGATGGTGAGCTGGTTGAGATGGCCGCCCGCCAGCGCAAACGCCAACAAGGCACCGCGCAGTCGCTACAAGACCTGATCGCATTGGGTCAGCAACGCGGCTACAAGAATCCAGCGGCATGGGCCAAGTACGTCATGTATGGACGATCCCTGAAGGGCCGTTAATCGGTTACAATAACGTGAGTCACCTTATGGACATGGAAGAAACTTGGGCTCAGATCAAAGGCTTTGAAGGCATTTACGAGGTCTCAACGCTTGGCCAAATCAGAAGCCTTGACAGGCCGCAACGCGTCAGAGGCAATGGCATTTCACTTCAAAAGGGTCAAACCCTTAAGCAATGGAAGCAAGGTAGCTACATGTATTGCGATCTCAGAAAGCCTGCCATTAAACAAAGAGCAAGAGTCCATGTTGTGGTTCTTGAAACTTTTGTTTGCCCTAGACCCAATGGAATGATTGCGTGTCACAACAATGGTGATCCAACCGACAATCGACTCTGCAATCTTCGATGGGGTACCCACGAGGACAACGCCAAGGACAAGATTTTGCATGGCACGCATCAATATGGAGAATCTTGCCCAAGATCAAAGCTAACGGAAGCGCAAGCTATTGCGATTCTTGAATCAACCAAAACTTATGCTGAAATAGCCAAGGATCACGGCGTTTGCAAATCAACCGTTACCCATATCAAGACCGGCCGCAACTGGCCGCATCTTCAAGCCAGACTGGCTAAGAGGCATGGGCTGTGACGCTCCGTCTCCTTGACACCTTCAGCGGCATCGGCGGGTTCTCCTACGCAGCCGAGCGCCTGGTTGGCGGCTACCAGACCGTTGCCTTTGTTGAGCGTGAACCCTTCTGTCAGTCCATCCTCCGCAAGCACTGGTCCGATGTCCCCATCTACGACGACATCACTACCTTCAACCCAGAGCTGGGTTCAGCTGACGTTGTTTGCGGAGGGTTCCCTTGCCAGGACATCAGCACAGCAGGCAAGCAAGCCGGCATCAAGGAAGGCACTCGGTCTGGTCTCTTTTACGAACTCATGCGAGTCATTCGCATGGTGGGACCGCGCTACATCGTCCTGGAAAACGTCGCAGCGATCACTTCTAACGGATTGGACACCGTTCTTGGAGCGTTGGCCGAAGCAGGGTTTGATGCGGAATGGGCGTGCATTCCGGCGGCAGATGTGGGCGCCTGCCATCGGCGGGATCGATGGTGGGCTGTTGCCTACGCCAATCAGGTCAGACGCAACCGAGACTCGCACGCCTGGCCAGACAATCGAGAGAATGGCGCGGCTGGGTCGAGCAGGGTCATCGATGCACTGGCCACTGAGTATTGCCGCGCAGACCTTGCCCACCCCCACCACCAACGACAGCAAGAACGCCAGCCTGCCACCATCGCAGGCGGATCGGGACGGACTGGCTGGGGCGATGCTCCGGGACGGCTCAATCCCGACTGGCGCAGCTACCTATCTGAACCCGTCCTTTGTCGAGGAGATGATGGGCTTTCCGGTCGGGTGGACCGTTTGAAGGCACTGGGCAATGCGGTGGTTCCTCAGGTGGCTGCCATACCATTGGCGCGGGTGCTTGAGCTAGAGCGTGTCAGAGCAACAGATCCAGCAGCACATCCGCCTTGCCCTTAGCCGCGGCCCGGTGCGCCTGTACCGCAACAACACCGGCACATTGCGGGACCAGCATGGCCGCCCGGTGCAGTTTGGCCTGGCGGTTGGCAGCGCTGACCTGATCGGCTGGACCACGCGCACGATCACGCCGGACATGGTGGGCCAGCAGGTAGCGGTGTTCACCAGCATCGAGGTGAAGAGCGCCAGCGGCCGATTGCGCCCGGAGCAGCGGCAATGGCTGGAGGCGGTGCAGGCAGCAGGCGGCATTGCCGGCGTCGCGCGCAGCGTTGAGGATGCGGCACGGTTGACAGGGGATGCATAGGGTGTATGATGGTTGCACGGGGCGAGAGTCCCGCCTTCATTGCGACCCCAACCATGGAACCAATCTTTTACCTACTGCTGCCTCTGCTGCTGGTGGTGGCTGTCATCCTGTGGCTCACCGAGAGCCGTGAGCAGCGCATCCGCCGCTGGCACAAGCAAGGCATGAGCCAGCGGTGTATTGCTGATCGTCTGTGCTGCAGCCGTTACGCCGTCCGCAAGGTGCTGGCATGAGCAACGCCATCTGCTTCCTGATCGCCGCGGCCACTGTTGCATTCATTGGCATTCACGCCGCCGACATTCCACCCGCCACTCATTCCGGCACGCAGTCCTACATCCGCAAATGACTTCCTCTGACTCTTACTGGACGCTGCAAGCCGCCATCGCATACGGCGGTGGTTTCATGCGGCGCCTTGCTGATGCTGGGCTCCACGCTGACCCCAGCAACCGCCAGCGCCTGCTGCTGGCATTCCCGGAGCTGCAGCAGTGCTACGGCCCGCAGACGTTCCTCCACCGCCAGGCGCGAGGTAACGCGTGATCAGCAACGCCGAATACCATGCTGACCCGGCGATCAGCGCCAGCCACCTGCACGCAGTTGCCGCCAGCCCCTATCACTACTGGAAGCGGTTCATTGATCCGAACCGCCCGGTGGTGCCGCCTACTGCAGCCATGCGCCTTGGCACCCTTGTGCATTGCGCAGTGCTGGAGCCTGACGAGTTGAGCGCGCGCTACGGCATTGCGCCCGATCGCCGCACCAAGGAAGGCAAGGCTGCTGCGGCTGAGATGGAGGCCGCCGGTATCGAGCCGGTGTCAGCGGCCGACATGGAGCAGGCCATGGCCATGAGCGCCAGCGTGCGCAGCCATCCTGATGCCGCGGCCCTGCTCAAGACCGGCAAGGCTGAGCAGTCCTTCTGGTGGGATGACACGATCAGCGGTCTGCGCTGCAAGTGCCGCCCGGACTGGATGACCGCTGACACGCTGGTAGATCTCAAGACCACCACCGATGCCAGCCCTGCCGGCTTTGCCAGGTCGGTGGCGCACTGGCGGTACCACGTGCAGGCCGATCACTATCAGGCCGGCACCTATGCGCGGCGGTTTGTGTTCATCGCAGTCGAGAAGACCTATCCCTTTGCGGTTGGTGTTTACGAACTGGACAACGACGCCATGGATCATGCCATCGTGCTGCGGCGGCAGAACCTAGACACCATCGCAGACTGCCGCGCGATCAGCGAATGGCCCGGCTACAGCACGCAGACCATCAGCCTGCCGCGGTGGGCACTGCAGACCTCTGACACCATTACATCCGATGACTTCTAGCTCCCTTGCGCTCTGGACACCAGAGCAGACGCAGCTGATCGCTACCACCATCGCGCCAGGCTGCAGCAGCGATGAGCTGCGCCTCTTCGCCTACGCCTGCCAGCGCACTGGCTTGGATCCGTTCTCAAAGCAGATCTACGCCATCAAGCGTGGGGGAAAAATGCAAATTCAGGCCGGCATTGACGGCTTGCGCGCCATCGCTGAGCGCACCGGCGAGTTGGACGGCAGCCACACGGAATGGTGCGGTGATGATGGCCAGTGGTCTGATGTATGGCTCAGCGCCAAGCCACCGGCAGCCGCTAAGACCACGATCTGGCGCAAGGGCTCATCGCATCCATTCACCGGCGTGGCACGCTTCGCGGATTACAACGCCGGCCAGGGCCTGTGGAGCAAGATGCCAGCCGCGATGATTGCCAAGTGCTCTGAAGCGCTGGCACTGCGCAAGGCATTCCCCGCCAACCTCAGCGGCGTCTACAGCACCGATGAGATGGAGCAGCAGGCGATCGAGCCGGTGACAGTGGCGGCAGTGCCGGCGCCTGCCGGTGATACCAAGCTGTTCTCTGCTGGCAAGTCTGCCATTGCCAAGGCCAAGACCATGGACGACCTAGCCAAGGTGACCACACGCATGGAGGCCCGCAAGGGTGACCTTAGCGATGAGCAGAATGAGCAGCTGATGCAGCTGGCACTCAGCCGCGAGGCTGAGCTGACCGTACCAGCTGACTTAGGCGCATTTGATGATGACTGAGCCGTACCTGACCACTGAGCAACTAGCCGCCCGATGGGGCGTCAAGCCGAGCACGATTAAAGGCCAGCGCGCGCGCGGTTCGGGACCACGCTATGTGACCCTCCCGCGCCTGGCTACGCCAGCCGGCACGCCGCGGGTGCAGTATCCGCTGGCTGACGTGCTGGCCTTTGAAGAATCCAACTCCATCACACCAATCAACCCATGAGTCTCTACGCATCCGGCATCGTCCGCATCATCAGCGAGCCACAGCTGAAAGCATTTGAAAGCGGCACTATGGTTTGCAACTTCGGCGGTGGCATTCAGGAAGGCAAAGACAAAAACGGCGAATACATCAACAATGCGATTGATGTTGAAGCATGGGGCAAGACCGCTGAGATCATCGTGGACAAGCTGAAGAAAGGTGATTCGATTTTTGTATCTGGCAACCTGCGGATGCAGGAATGGCAGGACAAAGACACTGGCACCAAACGCCGCAAGCACGTATTGAGCGTGCAACGGTTTGAGTTCCTGCCGCGCGTCAAGGTCGAAGAGGATGTGTTCTGATGTACATAGCCGCCGAGCTGGAGGCACAGTGAAACTCGAAATCAAGCTCACCGACGAGCGCTACAGCCAAAGATCCATTGACGAACCCGGCGAGATGACCACCACCTGGAAGGCCGACATGGATGACTGCTCAGTTCATGCTTGGTTCAAGGTCTTTGAAAGCGTCCTTGGAGCCGCTGGCATGACCGAAAAGCTCATCATGCGGGGCGCCTGCCAGCTTGCCTTCAATGAATACCGCGCAATCGAGGACATGGTGAAGCTAAGTAAGGATTACGACTTGGATTTTGCTAATGAGCGGGAGTCTGGCAATGACTGACCAAGAGCTGCTGGCACTGATGCCCGAGACCATGCGAGATGAGTTCAGCTATGCGGCCAGGGTTTGCAGCGATGCGACTGGCGGTCAAGTCAAGCCCGGCATCTTCCGCGTGGCGCTTAATACCGCTGCACTGGAGTATGCCCGTGCTGTGCTAAGCGCTGCTGACGCCAAGCCAACTTCTTTGGAGGCCACGCTGCAGCCTCAGGACAAACTCGACCGGCTGATCGCACAGGATCGCGATGCCGCCCTGACCGAACTCCACGCCGCCAGTGCTGAGGCTAGGCCTGCTGGGGGGTCGGTGGAGAGGGTAGAGACCCGTGCCGGTGGCGATGGCCGCGCCGCGATCCGCGAGGTGGCCAAATGGTTGCGCACCGGCCGCCTACTGCACGCCGCTGAGCTGCTTGAGCGGGAGGCTGAGCGATGACTGACTACATCGTGCCACCGCCGGAGCTGGTGCAGCAGTGGGTGGCCGAATTTTACGGCACACCCATAGTGCCAGGTGAGGCTTGCACTGACCTTGCCGCTCGCGCCGCCCAATGGGGCGCAGACCAGGAGCTGGAGGCGTGTTGTGAATGGATTGTTAATGGCAGGGATCATGAACTTAGCGCTGCCTACAGCAGGACTATTTCTGCTAATCTCCGCGCCGCCCGCCGCCCCAAACCGCCGAGCTTGAAGGAGGAGGCGCTGGCTGAACTAGCTGAATGGGAGAACGTTATGGACATTGCATCCGATAGCCCCATCCGCCGCGCACTGGAGGCGCTACCTGAATGACTGAACCTCTCTCCTTCGCTGCTCAGGCGGTGTTGGATGCAGCTTTCTCTGCCTATTGGTCTGCCGAACAGGAGGCCCCCAACGACGAAGGGATGATTGCCGCCGCCGCCCTGCGAGCTGCTGCGGATCAGGTGGTGCCGCTTCACATCTGTGGCACTAACGCGACCCGTGCTCAAACCCGCCTTGGAATACGCCACAAACTGCTCGCCATCGCCGCCGAGCTGGAGGCCGAGCGATGAGCTGGTTCCCGATTTTTGGCGCTGGCTTTTTGGCTGGTTGGTGGATGTGCGCTGCTACTTGGCCCCGCAACCGTGACCCCGACTGGCGCCGCAGCTTCAACCACGAGAACACCAACCGGCCCCAGGGAGATCCGCCACTGAGGTTTCGGCGCAGCACAAGCGGCTACCAACCGCGCCCTCAGCAGGACACACCCAACCCACCGCCTTCTGAACTATGACCAACCGCTCTGAAGTTATCGCCACCGAGCTGGAGGGTGGTAATGACTGATTACCAATCTACGGTACTTTTTGCTGTCTTGATTCTTTTCATTGTTGCTTGGTACTTCAAATGACTGACTTTCGTGCGCTGTGCGCTGAACTGGCCGACTGGATCCACGAAGAAACCCGCACATCCTCAGGCATTCCGCATCCGTTGGTGGCTCAAGCCCGCGCCGCCCTGGCCCAGCCCGAGCCGCAGGGGCCGACGGATGCGGAGTTGATAACGATGTGGGCGACAACTCGCTACATCGACCAGCCAGAAGGTGGGCTGGCCTACGGCCGCGCCGTCCTTGCCCGCTGGGGCCGCCCCACCATCGAGCCGGTGCCGGTGAGCGAGCGGTTACCGGGGCCGGAGGATTGCGATTCGGAGGGGAGGTGCTGGTGGCTAGACCGACCCAGTAAAAACGGCCCGGCAGCCTGGATACTCCGGCGTCCAGACGACGGGCTGCTGATCCCGTTCCTTGCCTGGCTCCCCCACTGGGCGCTGCCGGTGCCTGGGGTGGAGGGTGAGCCGTGAAACGCGACGCCTTGCGGCTCAGTCAGCACCAGTTCATTGAAACTAGCCGTGATCACAACGGCCGGTACTTCATTGCCTACTCCAGCGGCGCCAGCGTGTTTGTGCGCGACATTGCTGACCTTCGTCGATTCCTCAAGCTGCCGAAGGGCTTGCGCATGCGAGAATCGCTTGAATCATGGCTTTGCAGCTTGAGCGATCAAGATGCCTCTCAGCAACCTGAACCATGAGCACTGACTCAATGAAGGACTACCTCGCAGAGATCGGCAGGTATCCCCTGCTGACCGGCGAGCAGGAGATCCAGCTATCCCGCCAGGTGCGGCGCATGATTGAGCTGCAAGCCATGGAAGGCGAGCGCACAAAAGCTGAACTGCGCGAGATCAAGCGCGGCCAGCGCGCA